ATATGGATTTACCAATAATGTATCTCTTATTTGATTTATCATTAATGCATCTTTTACAGATTTTTGATAAATAGTACCAATATTAGTTTCTAACTCACTTCCATAGTTATCACTATGAACATCAGTATATCTAAATCTTTCAGTTTTTAACGCTTTAAATATCCATACTTTTAAAGCTTCATTTTTCTCTAAAACTTTAATATTTTTATTTTCATCTTTTATATACTCTCCTGTTTTAAAGTCAATAGCATATTCCTTAAAAGTCGGCATTTCTTCAACTTCTGTTTCTGCTTTTTTAAGAAAAATATTAAAATCTTTTTCCACATTACACCCCCTCTATTGCTTTACTCGGCATTTTAACTATCTTTGTTACTACTACGTAATGTACACCTATAACAAGAACTAATACCTCATCACCTTTTTTTAAAGTATCTTCAAACCAAATGTCTTTATGAGATTTATAAGTACCTTTACCTTCAAATTTCCCTTGTCCTTTTATACTTGGTATTTTATGAGTGTGTCTATTTAGCTCTGCCGGTGCAGTAGAGGTTATATTTCCTCCTTCTCCTATACTTTCATATTTGGACATATCTACTTTTATTTCATCTATAATTCCATCAATTTTGTAATTTCTGTGATAGTGAGGTAATAGGTAATTACTGCAATATATTTGCTCACTAGGTATAATTTGCCCATCAAATTTAATAGTCAAGTTTGGTGGTGGAGTTTCCACAGAAGCTTTTATTATAGATGTTCCTTTTGTGGCTTGACCTATCATGTCACCAATTAAAATTCCTAATTCACTCATTTCTTTTTATCCCACCCTTCTGGAAACAACTCATCTATTTTGTCTTTCTTCTTCGCTTTTTTACCTTTTTTCTTTTTGTTTTTCTTAGCTTTTTCTTTGTTTTCAAATTGTACCTTATCCATAACATTTTCAAAAGCTAGTTCAATATTACAGAAATAATTTTCTCCTTCAAAGATATGAGTATCTGATTTAACTAAGAAACTACCAACTAGCCCTGTGTGAGGTTCTTGTATTCCAATGTTATATCCAGCTTGAATTAAGGTGTTTCCTAAGCAATATATCCTTGCACTTTTCTCTACACTTTTTAGCATATCCTTAGCATTTGCTATATTATCTACATCTTTTTCGTATTCCATAACTTGTTGGAATAATCCAAATTTCTTCTTATCTTCTACATTTTCTACTTTATTAAGTATTTGCTGCTTTTCTTTTTCTACTTTATAGATAACAATTTGATTTATCATATTTTCTATGCTTTCTTCATAAGAAGATGTGGAAATGTTATCAGCACTTGTTAAAAGAACATCTGTATAAGTACCTTGTTCAACTATATCTATTGCTTGTTCATTACTAACAATAGAATAAATCTTTTTATTTTTTCTATGCTGGATAGTGTATGCATTCAATATAATTTCATATCCACTTCTATCGATAGCGGGATAAGTACAAGTAACTTCATCTTTTGGAAATTTACCTACTTTTAAATTAAGTTCCCCACAAATTTCCTTTAAAATTTCAGATGGTTTTTTCTGAAAAAAGTTTTTAACAAAGTTATTTTTATTCAGATAAATAGAATTGTCGTATGCATAAAAACTTTTTATTTCAGTTTCACCTTTCCTAGAATGTTGGAAAACTTTACCGTAAAAAACTTTTTCATCATCATAAGAAAATACGATTTCATCTCCGATATTAGTTATAATATCTCCTAAATACTCAACTTCTAATTTCCTTGCAGTTCCGTGAATTGCTCCACTCCAAATAACCCTAGTAAATATATTTTTATATTCTTTTTCATTTGCATAAATTTTTACTTTTTCCATATATTTACCTCTCTAATAGTCCTCTTGCTACATCTGTTAAAGTTTTGTTTTTCTCTATCTCTACAAGAGTTATCTCCACATCTATATCTCCGGTTCTTTCAGTTACTGCAAAATATAACGTTTGGATATAGCATTTAAAGAAAATATTAAATTCTGGAATAATTAAAGTTAATTTTTCCTTATCATTCTTTAATTTTTTTAAAGTTTCCATAGAGTTACTAGGAGTAGTAGAAAGGATATAACTAAAAAAAGGAGATTTCATACTTGGTAAAAATGTTGAAAAACTAATCTTTTCAGCTTTTCTATTACCGATTAATGTCTTTTCTCCTAAATCTATTATCCTTATGACTTGTAGGTCCTGGTTACTTTCTATCCTTAAATCCAATGGTGGTACTACAAAGAAAAAAGGAGTATTAGTGCTATCTTTAACCAGTATAAAAGTTGGTTTCATAACATCATCTCCTTTATTTTGTTATTTGTACATAGTTTTTCAACTCTGCAATTATTTTTTGTTTAGATATTTCTGCTGTTTTCTCTATATCGGCTTCATTTTTTATTACAACTCCCCCCATATTTATATTTACTTCAGGAGAGAAAGTAGTTGATAATGGTGATACAGGAGCTTTAAGTCCTAATTTATCACTAGCTTTTTCTAGTTCTGTTTTTTCTCTATTTGGACTTATATTTACTGTTCCAAGTGGCTTGTTTAAAGAATTAACAGTTTTGTTTTTTTGAATTGTTTGCTCTTTAGATAATTCCTCTGGAGTCAATTTAGCAATTCTTCTTCTCTCTCTAAAATCTTCTTCTGTCTCTTTCATCAGCTGCTCTATTCCTTTTCCAGAATCTTTATTATCTCTAAGTTTTTCTTTTAGCATTCTTTGTTTTATATACTCAATTTTTGAATCATCTTCTGTTTTACTGTTTCTCAAGTCCATTGTTTCTATGTCTTTTTCTGCTTGTGCATTAGCTTCATCCCAAGTATACCCTTTTGATTGATATTCTTTTCTTAATTCCCATTTATTTTTAGTTCTTCCTATTTTTTCTCCAGCCCAATCTCCAACTGCTTTACCAGCCTTATATGCTACATAACTTCCTGCAATATACTTACCAGCACCAGGAAAAATTTTTTCTGCCATGGCAGCTACTTTTAATGCAGCAAAACCTTTTATAGCTTCTGCTGTAAGTGTAAATATTCTATTAAAATAGGCTTCTACATTTTCTGTATTAAAAGTACCTTTTGAATTTAGTTCTGCCATTTTATCAGTAAATTTATTTATGAAGTCTGTCGCAGTTGGTGCTAAACCTTCTCCAATAGATATTTTTAAATCATCAACAGCACTTCTAAATTGAGCCATTTTATTTTTTGTGGTGTTCCCCATTTCTTCTGCCATTTTATCAGTTGCACCTGTTGCATTTAATATTGCTTTCTCTGCTTTTTCTATTCCTTCTTTTGAAGTTCCTAGAAGATTATTCATTACTTTTAAACCTTCTGTTCCAGCAATAGTAGCTAAGAAATAGTTTCTTTGTTCTTCTGACATAGAGGCAAGTTTAGGTTTTAATTCTTCTATAATTTTTCTTAATCCTTTAAATTTTCCATTATTATCATAAAGAGTTACACCAACCTTTTTCAAAGCCTTATCCATGTCAGGAGTTGTTTTTGAAAGTCTTGCATAAATTGATGCTAGGTTTCTTCCTGCAATAGAACCTTTAAGTCCACTATCTGCTAATAACCCTAAAATGATATTTGTTTCTTCTAAACTTTCAAAGTTTTTTGAAGTAGATGCCACATACTTATAAGCTTCTCCTAATTGTGCTATACTTGTATTTGTGTTGTTAGCTGTTGCAGCCATAACATCCATAAACCTATCAGCATCTTGTAATGTTAATCCAAAAGCACTTATGTTATCAGTAAGAAGATCTGATGTACTAGCTAAATCTTCTCCAGAAGCAATAGAAAGTTTTAAAAGTTTAGGAGTTAATTCCAATACTTCATTAGTTTTCATACCAGCCATAGCTTGATACATTTGAGCCTGCGCCACTTCTTGAGCTGTAAATCTTGTACTTCTTCCGAGTTCTCTTGTTTGAGCCATTAACATATTTTCTTCAGCTGCTGTTGCTCCCATAATAGCTTTATTTCTTCTAACTTGGTCTTCTAAATCAGCAAAAGCTGTTAAAGAACTTCCAGCTATAGCACCTATCCCAGCAAGTCCACCAATAGCAACTGCTCCAAATTTATTAAGCCCACTATTAACAGTTTCCCAGTTCATAGATTTTGCTTTTTGATAAAGTCCAGCAAGCCCTTTTTCTGCTTTATTAATTACAGCTGTAAATTTATCTTTAAGTTCTAATCTAGCACTTAATACATGCTCCAAAATCTCACCTCCAATAAAAAAGAGGAGCTTTTATACTCCTCTTTGAAATTGATAATATAAAAAAAATAAGATTATTTTCTTTGAATTGCCTCTCTAACAGTCCAACATTGGATAGTATCTCCAACCAACCTAATTTTAACTACACTAGCAAAGTCAGCTGTTTCTACCACTTCTACTTCTAATCCAGGTTTCAAGTAACCCCCATTACCACTATTTATTAGTTGCTTCATATATTTTTCCAAAGCAGGCATATCCTTTGAATTAACATACATAAAGATATCATCCAATTGTTCTTTTGTTCTCGTATAAGGAAATGTACCATTTTTAGTAACATATCTTGTAGCACCAAAACTAATAACAGAAACAAAAACAAACAACATTAATAAAAACTTTTTCATAAATCTCTCCTCCTAAAATGAATTTAATATACAATATTATAGCATTATTCTTTTAAAAGGTACATATAAAATAAGTCCTTTTCTGAAAGTTTCCTAAGTTGTTCTAAAGTATGTCCTCTGTTCAAGTAATGAGCGACTGTACTTAATTTCCAATCGCTCTCTATTAGTTTTTTGTTTCTTCAACCAAACTAACTAAATCTTTTTCTCCATATCCAGAAGCTACTAAGATTAAATCTGCTAGTCTATAAATAGTTGGGTCTTTTAAAACTTTGCTCACAACAGAAACAGTATTACTCTTACAGCCTAACTTTTCTATTAGTTTATCATCTCTAAAAATAGGACAAGAATTATAAATTACTTCTAAATCTTTGTCCTTTTCTTTTGATAATAATAAATCTAAGTAATCTTCTTTGTTTAAAAGTTCACACTCTAAATCTCCATCTAATTCTTTTACATAGATTTTTACTTTTTCTTTTTTATCATTATTTATTTTTTTACTATTTTCAAGTAGCATCTCTGCTGTAACTAACATCTAAACCTCCTATTTTATATCATTTTCATAAGCTAGGTCTTCAGGAGTAAATCCAAATGGATACTCTTCCTCAACAATTTCTCCTCTAGCAATATTGATTAAATCAATTGAATTGAACCATACATTATCAAGAGAGATTCTTTCTTCTTGTTTTCCAGGTGTGTCTGGGTCAGCTAAGTTAGTAACTATTCTAACTCTTGGATCATATCCCTTTTTTAATTTCTCAGCTATTTTTTTACCTCTAGAATATACTTTTTCAAGAGTGATGCTACCCTCACCTTTTAAAGCTACAATTTTACTATCCACAGATAATCCTAGTTGTACATCTTTTCTATCAGGTGTAACTTTAGCATTAACCTTAGAAAATTCTGCTATTTTTTCATTATCTATCCAAAGAGTACCATGAGCTCCAGCGATAGTATGATAACCTCTTATATTTGTATCTGCCATTTTTACCTCCTATTACATTTTAATGATTAAGCTAAGATTTGCCATAGTATCAGAAAATTTGACATCTCCATTCAAGAATACATCATCCCCAGATGGATATTTTAAGATTTCCATTTCTGTCAATTCATCTGGGTCCTTCCCATCTAATATAACTAATCTTTTTTGTGCTTCATAGTCTATTTCTATCTTATTGTTGTAATCGCCATTTAAGACATTTGGAGCCATTTCTTTAAAATAAACCTTAGTAACGTTAGAACAAAAGTTCATCTTATTATTATAGTCACATATATAAATACCCAGCCAGTAATTTCTAAATGTATTTTTAATGTCATCAGTTACAAATCCCATTCCTTCAACTACTTTTATTTTTCTAGTATCTTTTTTCCAAATGCTATCAAAAGTAGTTTTTGAATTTACTCCATAGTTTACTCTAACTTTTTCATCATCCATATAAAGAGAAAATTTACCTAACTTAGGCTCAAAATATTCAACTTCTGTTAAATCACTCATAACTTTATTGTCAGCAGATCTATTAATTGGCATTCCAGCAATAAGCCCTGCAATTGCCACAGTGTATTCTTGGGCTGTAAAATCTCCATATATAGATTTATATGTTCCTGGATTAGCGAGTTCCACAATAGCAACATGATCCGTATTATTTGCAAAACTAGATACATATTTTACATTTTTGCCGATAGCTCCATCCTCTCCAAATACTTGTTTAGTCCAAGTTACAAGTTTTTGGTCATCTGTTTGTTCTGCACCAGGATAAGCTAACCAATGCATTTTTCTTTGTTTAAATTCACCTAAAGCATCATCTAAGTTTTCACCCGTTTGTAGTACTCTAATCAGTACTTTTTTAGCTCCATAATGCATTGCTAATTTAATGTACTTAACATTTTTAGCATCCCACTCTTTATCTTTCAAATCAGCTATATTTTTTAATGTAACCCATTTAGTAGTTTTTTTACTATCTTTTAATATTAAACAAGCAATCCCTCTAGCACTTCTTTGTATAGCTGTTCTAGCCAAAGTTTCAAATGCGACCTTCAAATCAGGGAATGGCTTTATTTGTCCTACTTCATTTCCCATTAATTGCTACCTCCTTCTTTAAATCTCAATTCTAAATCTTTCATAAGTTCGTAATCATAAGGTTTTCCATATAAATCATATAAACTTAATGTAAAGACATAATGCCCAACTTTATCTACAATTTTTATATCTGTATTTCTTAGAGTTAGAAATCTATCTAGTACATGTAAAACCTTTTTACCTTCTATTTCCAAAGCATTATCTAAGTTTTCTAAATTCTCTAATATCTCAGCATTAGTTAGCTTTCCATTAGTTTTTGGAAAATAAACAACATCAATATCTATTGTTTTTAATTCTCTATATTCAGAATTAAATTCTTTCTTATAACCAACTAAATCTATGAAAAAACAAGGTTTTTTGACGTTGTCTATATCTTCACTATATGGATTTACTTTTAGTTTTTCAGAAATAATCTTATTTAATGCATTTCTTATATCTATCCATTTCATTTTTTTATCAAACCTCCATAAAAATTTTTTAAATCTTTATAGAATTTAATTTGTCTCATAGCTGCTGCTGTTCTAAGCATAAATCTACCTCTGACAAATTTGGTTTTACTTCTTCCAGTTCTATGTCCATACTCAACATGAGGTGGCATAATCAGTCATAGAAAAAATAATCTGTGTAAAGTTTTTTCCAGTTAATCTTCTTCCATTTTCTCTTTGCCAAGAGTTCTTTAAGGTTCCTGTATCAACTGGTGTTAAATCTTTAACATCTTTCTTTAATTCTTCTGCCTGTAGCATTAAAAATCTTTCAGTAGATTTTGGAGCTTGAGTTTTTATTTCGTCAAGAATTTTGTCAAGCTCTTTAAACCCTTTAAGCTCCATAATCCACCTCATTTTCAGATACTTCAGTTAAAACTATCTCCTTGTGTTTTATTATGTTGTATGCCAAAGGTTTTGATGCTTTGAACATATAAATAGCTCTATCTGCTTTTCTAGTAACTTTTAATAAATCATTTTGCTTTATATCTACATCTAAACCTACAAATAACTTATATTCTTGTGAACTGCTGTTAACTGGTCCAGGTAAAACTCCTCTCAATAACTTTTGTGAAAGTCTGCAAGGGATATCTTTTAATATTTCTCTTTGTTCTTCAAATGCTCCACCATATTCATCTGTAATAGTAACAGATCTAATAACTGTAACTCTATCATTATGCAATTTATCTAAAATACTCATACAGTACCAACCTTTCTAAACCTAAATAATTGGCTTTTTAAAGATAAAAACATTTCATCAGTAGAGTTGCTACTTGTGTTGTATTCTATTGTGGTATCTCCCTCAGTAACTTTTGAAATGTTGCCTTGCAAGTTTGTTTCTTCAATGGTTTTTAATACCAAATGCTCTGCAAATGGCTCTATGAGTTCAACTGGAAAATCATCTCTATTCATAAAATTCAGAGATTTTCTAACTAAAATAGTTACTTGAATTTTCAATCTAGCTTCGTTGCTAATAATTGTTAATTCTTTCACTTTTTTAATTATCTTATTGTAAAGTTCTTCCATTTCTAACCTCCCGATATGATAAAAGCAGGAGTTTTTATTCTCCTGCCTCTGTCACTAGGTTATTATTTTTTAAAATTTCTATTTCAGTTTCATCAGATGTTGAATAAATTCCATCTTTGAATTGAATAGAAGTTCCAGCTATAATTAAATTTTTATAACTAGATTTAAAAGTTGTTTCTTTTGCTTCTTCAGTAGTAGTTTCTTCTACTGCTCCATTTAATTCTTCAATCACTTCTTCATTTTGCTTTTTGTTATCTTTTGCCATTACAACCTCCTATGATATTTTTACATTTTTAACATGTACTTGGAATGGTAAATTCTTTATTTGATGTGCATATTCCCCATGTAAGAAGTAATTATCTGCTAGAGCAGTTTTAGCTCCTTCTTCTTCTTTTATTGGATATAATTGTCTTAAACTAGCATCATTTAAGTTAATTAATAAAAATTCGTTTGGTGCTAAAGATGTAGCTGGAAATACAGATACGGTCCCTGATGTTGTGACTATTTGTTCTATTGTAGTTCCTGTTACTTTATCAGTTATATTTGATCTAACATTATCTTTATTTGATTTATTAATAGTTCTTAAAATTAAATAAGGAACACATAAAAAATATTTATTTGCTTTTAAATTAGCAGAACCAGGATTTCCTTTGTCTACTATTGCTTTTACAGCATTATCTAATAAATCTAATGTGAAAGGTTGATTATTAGCATCTAAAACTATTCCATGTTCTTTAATTAAAGATTTAACACCTCCAGACATTCTTAATTTACCATTTACATACTTAACTCCATTTAAAAGTTTATTTTCCATAATTCCTAGCATCTCATCTTTTTTCTTTTGAGATTCAACTTCTCTTACAGAAAGACCACTTTGTCCATGTGGGTTTAAATGTTTAGCTGTTTCAGTTACTTCATATTCTTCATATATGATTCCTGTGTTATTTGTGATATGCACAGGTAATCTAACAGAAGACTTTTTAAGTTCTCCACCTTCTTCCATTTCAATTCCTAAACTTTGAACTATTGTATTTGCTGCTATATTTCCAGCAGTAGAAGTTGTTCCTGCATATCCTCTTGTAACATCTGCTTTATTGTCTGTTTTTACTTTTGTTATTTTTAAAATTTCATCTCCAATTGATAACAAAGCATCTTGAACTAAAATATCTTCATCTACTACTTGAATTTCAGTTGCTCCAGCATTCAACGCAACTTTTAAACTAGATGTTGTTTTTCTTTCATAATGATCTATCCATTCTATTGTTGTAGATGTTGTTTCACTTACTCTTCCACCTCTTAAAATGTGAGATATGATAGGAGAATTATTAGGGTTTACTAATTGTAATTCTTCTAAAATATCATTTGAAATAAATTGATTTCCTGAATGTAATTTGTTATCTATATTTGTCATTATTCATTACCTCCTGCATTTTCTGCTTCAAATTCTTGTTTAGCTTTCACATAATTAGCTCTGTCTATATCAGAACCACTTTCAAAAGCCTTTTTTCTTAATTCTTCTAATTGAGCTTTTTTATCAGCTCCACCATTACTTCCACCATTCATTGCTCCTGGTACTCCACTAGCACCAAGAGATTTTACATATTCTCCCATTGTTTCTGCAAAACCTTTAACAGATGCTTCTATTTCTTCTTCTGTAACTCCACTAATTCTATCTAAAAATTTATCTGGCATTTTATATTTTGT